GGAAGAAGGAGGAAGCAGAAAAGGATAAGAAAGTAAAATCTTGGGAAATTCCCAGAGTTGAAGGTGAAATAAGAATCTTATCAGCCGATATAGCCCTACAAGCAGGTAAAATCAATGACAACTCTATTTACAGTCTTGTTAGACTCATACCTAACGGAAAGACATGGAAGAAAGAATTGGTTTGTATGGAATCATATAATGGACTTCAAGCAGAGTTTCAGGCATTAAGACTTAAGCAGTTATTCTATGACTTTGGCTGCGACAGAATGATTATAGATGCTCATGGCGTTGGTATGACAGTATTTAATGAGTTAACAAAAGAAATTTATGATAATGAAAGAGGTATAACCTATCCAGCATGGACTTCATATAATAGAGATGGTGATTATGATTTTGGAGAAATAGATGACGATGGTGCGATAGCTTTAATGTATGCCATGAAGGCTTCTTTAGACTCAAATCACGAGATGGCAATTAAACTAAAATCAGATTTTTTAAGTGAGAAATTCTTATTGCCAGACAATGAGATAAATATAAAAGAATTGCTTGGTAAAACCATAGGGTTAGCTTCTCTATCTGGAGAAGAACAAGCAAAACTCTTGTTACCATTCACTCAAACTACCCTACTTATTGGGGAGTTGGTAAATCTTGATTATGATGTATTGAATGGTAAGATTAAGATTAAAGAAAAGAATACAGCAAGAAAAGATAGATATTCGAGCGTTGCATACGCTAATTATCTATGTGAACAAATTATAGAGGAAAAAAGGAAATCAGAGAAAAAAGTAGATGAATTTATCTTTTTCTGTTAGAAAGGAAGTGAGAGAATGGAAAACAAAGAAGTTGAAAAGACCGAAGATAAAGAAGTTGTAGACAGGTCTATATCAGATGAACATATAATGTTTGCATCAAGAGTTACGGATTCTACTGGAATAAGAAGTATTGAAAAAGCAAATAAGTCTTATTACAGACCATCAAACATTACTCCAGCACAGTTAAGTAGGCTATTAAATAACCCATCTTCAAATGTAGATTCATTGCAAGATGTTTCTGTAAAGATGACTCAACTTAATGGCATGCTAAAAGAGTTTATAAACTACAAGTCCCTTATCTTGACACAAGACCATTACATCTACCCTACTGACAGTTTTAAATATAAAGATAAAGAATCTATATGGAAAGACGAGTTAAAGGTCGCTCAATACTTAGAAAGATATGGAATAAAGACTTTAAATAGATGGCTAACTAAAAGGCTATTGCAAAATGGTGAGGTATACATCTACAAGAGAGAAACTAGAGATGGTATTTTGATACAAGAAATGCCACAAAAGATATGTAAGACGTTGGTCTTAGACGAGTTTGGTATCTTTAGATATGGTATTGATGTATCGAAGATAACAGATGATAAAATAGATTACTTTCCAGAAGAAATAATTAGTGCAAGACGAAAATTCCAAACAGCAAGTGATAAGAAACAATTAAATGATTTTGTTGACAATTACTATATAGTTGGTGATAGTGGGGCTGGCTTTCAGTTGAATCAATGGGAAAGCAAAGGGCTGCCTTATTATATCCATTTGTTTGCAGGGTTAATGAATCTTGCAGATGCAGAAGCTTTAGATAACCTAAATAACAAGTTAGATAATTATAAATTACTACATCAAGAAATCGCAAAAGATAAAGATGGAAAAATGGTAATGGACAAAGATGTTGTCTACAGCTATCACCAGTCAATTAAGAGTGTTTTACCAGATGGTATTGCTGTTGTATCTACTCCTATGGATTTAAAATCTATTCCATTAGGAGATAACAAGTTAAAGACCTATGAACACTCAAATAATATCAAGAAGGCTGTATATGACAATGCAGGTATTTCAGATGACTTATTTAATGGTAATTCCAAGACTAATGAGTCTACTATCCTAAGTTCTATCATAGACACACTTGTTCCTATTGAAATACAGGGGCTTTTGGAAAAATGGTTTAATTATGAACTTAGACAAAAGTTTAAAAAAGGTGGTTGGAGAGTTAAATTTATTGAGACTTCCTACTACAATAAGCAAAAAGCCATACAGACGGAAAGAGAAAATCTTGCTGTTTATGGCTCTAAGAAGAAATATTTAGCAACACAAGGATTTAGTCCATTGGAAGCTCTTAATATTCTACATAGTGAATCATTACTTGATTTAGAAGAATATATGAATCCAATGTTAACATCACATACAATTAGTAGTGGTGGCAGACCTTCAAATGCTGATAATCCTAGTTCTACCTCTATAAGTGAGCAAGGAGATTAGGTGATTTAAATGAAAATGTATGTAATATCTGAAAATCGTGAAGAAATGATAAAAGCTGGATACAAGGAATTGATTAAGTATCCACAAGAAAAAAGAAAAACACTATATTTATTTTTAAATTTAGGAAAATACAACGAGCTTTCAGAAGAAACAAAAAAGAAATTAGTTTATACTAACAAGCTATTCCTGTAGGGTTATCCCCTACTTTTTTATATTCAAAAACAATAATAAATTGGAGGTGCAGATTTTGAAAAAAAGAGCAAACATGAGTTGTCTATTTTCTCAATCTACAGAGCCAATCAGTTCAAATCTAGTACCTGTAAAGCTAACTTTACTACATGATGACTTGAATAGAAATAGTTCAAGCCTAAGCATGGACGCTATTAAGATGGCAGAACCTAGCTTAAAAAACAAACCAATCTTGGCTTATATAAGAAAAGATGAAAATGGTGAGTACGACTTTGCAGGACATGAAATTGAAATCACTCTTAGCGATGATGGTGTAAAGACTACATATCTTGAAAGACCTGTAGGAATTATCCCTGAATCAACTAAGGTGGAATATATTTCAAAAGATGGCAAGATATATGCCACTTGTAATGGTTATATCTACAAGGATTATTCAAACGAAACACTTGAATTGATTGAAAAAACTAATGGTAAGTGTGTAAGTGTGGAACTATCTGTTGAGGACGGACATATCGACATGGACTCAATATTCCACATAACTAAGTTTGATTATCTAGGGGTTACAATCTTATCAGATGATGTAACTCCTGGCATGGATGAGAATTGTAGAATTGAACTTTTTGGCAATCTTGAAGATTATCAAGAATTTATAGACAAGGCTAAGAATGATGTATTCTCTTTTGAGCAGGGAGGCGAAGAACCTGCTTCTGAACCAGCAGAGCCGACTGTTGACCCAGACGAACCTGTGGTTGACCCAGTTGAACCTACTGTTGACCCAGTTGAACCAAAAGGAGAACCGACTACAGAACCAACAGAACCTACAGTAACTTCGGAAGAACCTGTGGTAGAACCAGATGAGCCTGTAGTAGCCCCAGAGCCAATAGTGAATACAGAGCCAGACTACTCTATTTTCAATGAATTGTTCGATACAGAGATAAAGAGTCTTAATGAGTTAAAAGAAGTCTTTATTTCTACCCTACAAGAAATGAGAAATGAAATAGACTCTCTACAAGAATACAAAAGGGTTAATGAAACAGCTAAGAGAGAAAACGAGGTTGCAGAACTAATGAATAAGTTCTCTATTGAAGATGATTCTATTGAAGAACTAAAAGCTAAAGCTCTCAACTTTGAGATTGAAGTTTCTGACCTTGAAAAAGAGTTATATGTAATAGCTGGTAAGAGAGCTATGAGTAAAAAAGATAAGGCAAACTTCTCTTTCAATGGAATTAAATTGGAAGATAAGAAAAATAAAAACAATAAACAAGAAAATCTTTACAATGGATTGCTAGACGATGTTCTTGGTTATAAATAATAAATTTTACGGAGGTAAACAATAATGGCATTAGTAAATATAACAAAAAATCCATTTTCTGAACCAATTTCAGTAAGATTCGCTGAAACTACTGCAACTGAAAATGGAGCGTTTGTTGCAATAACAAAAGATAAGAACGAAAAAGAAAGAGATGTATTTAAGGCTTCTAAGCTTGCTGCGAAAAATCTTGAAATCGCTGTAATCACGGAAACATTCCACCCTTATACTGCTCTCGAAAAGGAAGAAGACATAAAGATAGCTAAAGATGGTGTTTACAGAGCTATACCAGTAAAGCTTGGTGTAGAAATAGCTGTAGCAGAAGACTTTGTTAAGGGTGCTGTTGATGTTGGAGATGCTGTTAAGCCAGTTGCTAATGGACATCAGGTAGAAAAGTCTGCTGATGGAGCAGACGCTATTGGTTATGTAATTGGTAAGCCAGTTCTTAATGGGCAGAAGTCTGTTGAGATAAGGTTTATATAATTTAGTGAGGTGATATAGATATGAATACAGATTTAAAGACACTAGCATTAGATATTTATAAGAATAAAGTTAAGACTTTTACTAAAGAAGATGGCACAGTAATAGATGCAAATGACGCTCTAAGGCAGTTGTTTGACGCAAAGACTGGTGGAGATAGAAGCTATAGAGCTTTTAATAAGATAAAGGATGAATTTTTTGAAATCCTAGAAGTTCTAATCACAGAAGGTACATCTACTATAAGTAGAGAAGTATTTAAGGATATAATGGTGTTTAAGGATACTGCTTATGGTGAAAAACCAGAGTTTATAGCTGAAACTCCAGAGTTATTTGATGTATCTGTTGTGGCTGCTTCAAATGATAACATCAGAAGGGAAAGAGTGTTCAACAACCATATCCCAACAGTTGCTTTCGACTTAGGTTTAAAGACTTATACTGAATATGACGCTTTCATGCTTGGTAGAATAGACCTTAACGCTCTAATTGATAAGGTTATCGCTTCTTTCAATAAGAGAGTTGCTGAAAAGATAGGTGAGGTATTCTCTAAGGCTTATGACAACATTAGTGTTGCTGAACTTAAGGTTACTCACACTACTGTAGATGAAGCTAAGCTACTAGAATTATGCGAAAAGGTTGGCGAAGGTGCTGTTATCTATGGTTCTAAGCTTGCCCTTTCTAAAATACCTTCAATAGCTGCATATGCTGTTGATTCAGATGATGTAAGAAATGTTGGTTATGTTAGACAGTTCAAAGGTGTTAAGTGTGTTGAACTAGAAAACGTTTACAATAAGGATACTAAGTCATTCGCTATAGCTAACGATACTCTATTCGTTATCCCTAATGGTGACAAGATAATCTACGGTGGTTTTGAAGGTGATGCTTATGTTATAGATAACCTAGACAATCCGACTGCTAGACTTGACAGACAGTTAGAGTTGACTTATGTAAGAAGATTACACTTAGGTATAGGTGTAACTAATAGATATGGTGCTTATAAGATAGCCTAATATTTAGTTTATACGGGGAGCGTTTTAGCTCCCCCTTTTATATAAAAGGTAAGGAGAAAAAATTATGGCAAAAATATTGAGAAAAGCAATTAAGAGTTCAACTAGTTCAAATCCCAAAAATGCTGAAATCAAAAGATGGCTAAATGAGAATGAGGATTTTATAACAGTTGAGCTAATAAACTTAACAACAGGGGTAGCTTGCTTCACAGACCCTAGAACAAGAGAAACTTTTGAGTGGAGTGCAAGTGGGGACACAAAAATCGTAAGTCTTAAAACTGTACTTTCAATGCTTAGTACATCTAAGGAAATGCTTAGGTCATTGTCTTTGGGAATTGTAACACTTTACAATACAGATGATGAGTACACTTTTGAGGAAATAATAGATACATTAGGATTAGATTTTGCTTATGCCCCATTTAATTATGATGTTACTAATATAGACGGACTAATTATAGACTCAAACTTAGATGAGTTCTCTGAATTTTGTGAGAAGCTATCTACAAGTATTCTCCTTTTAGTCTTCTCAAGATACTTATATCTTAGGACTGAAGGTGAAGTAAACGATAGAAATAAAGAGAATATCCTTGCAGGGATAACTGGAAAAGGATATTTGTTTGAATAATACTAATATTTGAGGAGGTTTTGATGACAAAAGTAGAATGTATTTACGATATTTTTCTTTCTCAAATAGACGATGAATTATTTGCTTTGTTAAGACCAGAGGTCGCAAGACGAGAACTTCATAAATATTTAATTGGAGCAATCGCTAAATTCAAGACTTGCAAAAAGGATTTAACTATATTAGGATATGACTTCTCTGAAATGTATATTGATTTAGGAGAAAGTGAGATAGAAATACCAGAAAATCATTTAGAAGGTATCGAGATTATAGGTGAGCAAACAGGAATAGAATATAAAAAAGGAATAGACTGGAATCTTAATACAAATAGAATTGAGTTTGAGATTCCAATGGCAGAGCCTAGCAAGATATACTTCTATGATAATGGATATTTTGAAGCTGACTTGACTAATGAGGAAATATTTATTTTGGCAGAAGGAATGATTTTCTATTGGCTACATCCTAAGCTTAATAGAGAGGACAACCTTAGACAGATGGTAACAGATAGTGATTTTAAGAAACTATCTGGTGCTAATATGCTAGATAAGGTTATCAAGTTATATGAGAAGAACAAAAGAAGTTTTGAATTAGATGTTATTGACTATTCATATAATGGGTTTGGAGGTTTTAATTAATGACTTGTGGACTTCGCTATATGAATGACTACCAAAACAGAGTCCTTAGAAATAAAAAGTTAGAATCAATAAAAGATGTTGAGTTACAGAGGGCTAAAGATGGTTTTAGAAAATACTTAGAAACATCTGTTACAGCTAAGGAATTACAAGTAACAGACATTGATGAGGTTTGCATAACCAACAAGACTAAAACTGCCCTAATCGCCATCAATGATGTGGCGAATAATGACGAGACATCTCTTGATGAAAAGGAAATCTTTACAGAATTGGACTTAAATGTTGGAGTTGGCTGTTATGTAAGATTCGATAATTGCGACTGGCTAATAACATTTCAAGAGCATCAACCAGTAGGTGCAAAAAAACACTTCATAATGAGAAAGTGCAATAACTACTTCTCTGTTAAATATGAAGGTGAGATTTACAAGATACCAACATCAGTTGAAAACTTAACTATGTATTCAGATGGTGTTGCAGATGGTCTGTTTATGTCCCATATGGACTCTAAGAAACAAATATGGTATGGTTCTAATCCTATAACAAGAAGTTTAGGTGAAGGCTTTAGGGTCTTATTGACCCATAGAACTGCATTTAGAATCACTCATATAAATGATTTTGAATACAATGGACTGATTAAATCTCTAGTTTTACAGACAGCTATTATTAATGGTGATGACTCCTCTACTCTACTAGCTAATAATGAAAAATACTACAATAGTAGATATGCTGATGATAACGAAGAGTCACCAGAAATTCCTCTTGATAAGATTCAGGGCGAAACAAAAATTACTCTTGGTGAGGAAATAGAATACACAATTAAGTTATCAAGCAAACACCAAACTGCTAGATGGGGAATTGAAGATAAAGACGCATTTACTTTGGTATCACAAACAGAATCAAATATTGTTATTAGAGGTTCATTCGACTTTAAGCTTATAGGACAAAAGATGAAAATAAGTGTCTATGACTTTACCTCTAATGAATTGATTGATGAGATTACAGTTACATTGAGGAGGTAAATATGGTACTGATAGGATATGCAAATAAAGTTACTGCCGATATTTACTCAAAGTTAATGAGTGATGAGGACATAGTCAAACTTCTCTATTACAACAATGTATTAGATACTGATATTAAGGAATTGCCAACTGTAAAGAACCCAGTCAAAGAGTTAAAAAAGAAAGTCTTTATGAACAGAAGAATTGAACAGTTGCAAAGAGAATCAGATATTATGGTAAGCGTAAGTGTTTACAGTAAGGAAAATTGGAAGGGAATGGGACACTCACATGACAAGACCTTAAAGAACATCATTGAAATTGGGGTCTGCGGACATCAGGCTTGTGATAACACAGTCAATGGTTCAAGAGTGTTGGCAGTAATTGAGTTGGTTATAGGACTCCTAACTGGTTTAGGGGTTGAGAGCATAGGACAGGTCAATTTCTTAAATATGTATAAGACAAAAGATTTGCCAATTGAATACAATGGTTACCTAATGTATTTCAGAACAGATAACATCAATAGAGGTGAATAATGTTAGAAAATAGATTGGTAGCAGGATTAGATATAGATTTATCAACATACGATTTAGGAATGATTAAACAACCAACTGTTAGACAATTAGTAGAACTTCCATTTGGGGACTCTGATATGCTCTCCCCATTTATAATGATTGAGCAATACTTTAATCAAATATATGATACTCTTGATAACAACGAAGATTTGATGAATTTTTCCAGAATTGACTGCCTAAATCCCCTTGAACAGATGTCGAGAGGGATAATTGCAGAAGAATATGAGAAAGACAAGCAAATATATTACAATGATGTTTACATAGATAGAAAAAAAAGATATAGTTTTTTCGATATTTATTTTACAATGCTTATGCTCTTTTTCGATTGTAGCGAGAAAGATATTACCATTGGAGTCGAGGACTCTCACACTATTATAGTTATTAGAGACAAGGCTATAATCAATAGGGACAATATAGCAATTTTAAACAAAATCATACTAAGGTTTTTTGATATAGATGTAAAGATTTTATCCGAAACAGAAGATGACCCTTGGGAAGAGCAAACTGGTAGTGATAGAGAAAAAGAATTGATAAAGAAATTCAAAGAGAAAGAACAAAAAAGACGAGAAAAAAACACTATGCACTTATGCGACTATATTAATATCGTAGTTCATCACGATAATAGGAATTACGCAGATGTATTAGATTGGACTTATTACCAATTAATCTCTACTGTCAAGATAGGAAGATTAAAAGATAACTCTGATATTGGTATAAAGGTTATAACAACTGGTATGAGTGGACTCTCTTTAGAGGATATAGTGGACTGGCAAAAAGAATCTAAGTTAGATATAGACAACTCTATTTATTAGGGTTGTTTTTTATATAAAAAATTATAAAAGAAAGAGGTAATAATAATGAAATTTGCAATAAAAGACGCTGCGAATATATTAATGATTAATGCTATTACAAAGAAGCCTTTCTTGTATTCAGAAGATGCAAATACTTTTGAATTAAAGATTTCTGCTGATTCAGTTTATGCGAAGGCAAAGGGAGCTAAGTCAATCGCATTTGCTGGTGAGGAAACTGCTGAATTGAAGATGGAATTTGAAGTTACTCAGTTTAAGCATTTGGCAATAATGGCTTCTAGTGATGTAGAAACTGCTGAAAGACACAAGGTAGGTCTAGTTAAGAAAGTTACTGCAGGAGCAGACAAGAAAGCTAAGCTTATAAAAATCAAGGCAGTAGAAGGTTCTATAAGTGCATTTAAGCTAGACCCTACTGACGGACAGGAAATAGTTGGTAAGGAACTTAAGCTAACATCTAGTGTTGTTGGTGATGATACTGAAATAGATTTCACTACTGACGAAACTGTTAAGGAAAATGACCTTATCCTTGTATATTACATGGAAGAAAAAGCAAAGATTAAGATGATTAAGCTTTCTACTAAGGATATCGCTCCTAACTTTAAGATAGAAGCCGATGTTGCTGCTAAGAGTTACGAAGGTAAGATGATGGCACTTCACCTAAGCATACCTAATGCAAAGGCTAAGAAGAATGTTGAGTTGACTCTATCTACTGATAACCCTTCTAAGTTCCCTATGGAACTAGACCTATTCCCAGATACAAATGGTGAATATGGTGTGTTAACATTCATAGATGACTCAAATGCAAGCATATCTTCTCTAGTTTCACAGCTAGACCCTAGCATTAAGCTAAAGAAGTAGTTTAACAATATAATGACCCCTACCCTTTTTGGGTAGGGTAATTTTTTTTGATGTTCTTGAACTTTTATTCGGATTTCTGATAAGAGTTCAGAGATTGGAATAAGATTTCAAAGCGAGGTGATACAGATGATATTTCATTCTGACGAATTCATTTTTGACGGAAGAAACTCAAAAACAGAAGGTGTTGCCCTGGTAAACACAACAGATAGTGAAATACTGATGGACTATGGCATTCCCTTTTCAAATAAATTGAGGGCTGAAAGTTCTTTTGGTGGTAATCCTTTTTATGTACGAGAGGACTCTACCCCAGAGCCTATAAGTATAGAGTTTTGTCTATTAGAAGATGAACATATTGGGGCTGTTTGGACAGAAGATTGGGAAGAAAGAATTTTAGCGTGGTTGGTGCAGGATAAGTTTTGTGAGTTCCAGTCTTATGATTATCCAGATTTATACTTTTACTTTATGGCAACTAAGGTAACAAAGAAAAGAAACCACCAATTGAGAGGTATCTTAGAGATAGAGTTTCAACCTTATTATAAACATCCTATTAGGAAGGTTAGAAAAAAAGTCAATGTTGTAGAAGAAGCAATCATCACTATAAATAACACTTCCCTAAGCAAGAAGTACAACTACCCTATTATTAAGATTAGAGCCACGAAAGATGGGGATTTAACCATAAATAATAAGTCAATACAAGGGTCTAGTCCATTGAAGATTACAGGGCTAAAAGAAGGTCAAGAAGTCATCATAGATAATGCCATGTATATTGTAACGGATACAGAAGGCAACAATCTATTCCATATGGTGAACAGGAATTGGTTAGGAATCAAGCATGGGAAGAATGATATTCAAATTACTGGAAATGCAAAAGTTGAGATTCAATGTAATTTAGAAATTAGAGTTTAAATTAAAGGAGAAAAATTATGGAAAAAGTTAAGTTAAGCAAATTAAACAAGGTCGAAGAATATAAGGCGATTATACCAGTCGTGGGTGCAGAAGAAACAGAATATGTTTACATATTAAATCCTAATGTTGAGAATATAGAAGTTGTATTTAATCATTTTAATGAAGTATTAGATGGTAAAGAAGAAGATGAAAAAGAAGTATTCAAACTACTACTTGATAACTTCACAAACATAGAAGTAGATGACGATATTGTTCTTGACACTAAAGATATAGTTCTATCAGAGGTTATATTGCACCTAACTATAATATGGAATCAATGCTTGAATATGTATAACTTATTATTTATCAATGAACAGATTGAGAATAACTTAGAAAGAAATAAAGCAGAGATGGAAAACATATTGGCTGATATGGAAAAAGATGAGGTAGAAGAATCGCCAACTAAAACAAAATAGGTAGGGTGATATAAATGGTTTTCGATTCTATCGAAGCTTGCGAAGCACATATAAGAAAGTGTATGGAGCAAACAGCTCGCTTTATGGCAACAGAGGGGAAGAAAGAAGGTAAAAGGATACTAACCTCACAGGTTGATGGGATAACAGGACAGCTATTTAATGCAGTCAATATTTTGGCAGCGTCCTCATCATTAATTGAGGTAGGTATAGAAAATACTGGTAGTCCAGCTTTAGGGTCATGGCAATCAGTTCTTATTCCAGGTAGACCAGCCTTCTTCCCTATGGATGGTCTTGAAACTGGTGGGACATGGTATGGTTCAAAAGGTGGACATAAAAAGACTCACATTATGGCAGAATGGAACGCTTGGGCTGGGAGTCAATGGAAAAGTTTATTCCTATCTAAAATGCAATCTCTAGGTGTTCCAATAAGTTAATAAGGTGGTGATGATTTGTCAGAATATAGAATTAGGTCTAGCTTAGACCTTAGTACAGAAGAAGCTAAGGCTAAACTGAAAGCCTTAGAAAAAGGAAATCTAAAAAAGAAATTAGAACTTGATATTGGTGATGCCGATAAAAATTATGATAAACAACAAAAAAAGAGGTCTAAATCTGAAAAAGATGCTGTCAAAGAGGTAAGCAGGTCAAAGACTAAGGCTTTAGATGACCTACACAGAAAAAGATTAAGGCAGGAAGCTGAATATCAAAATGCTGTTACCAAAGCAGAAAAACAAAGTGCATTAGCAAAGCTTAGGGAAACAGAAAAAAGTATTAAAGCAGAAGGTGATAGACTAAAGCAAAAAGGAAGAAGTTATGCTAGTTATGTAAAGGCTCTTAATCGTGGTTTTAATTTTGATAAAGATACAAGGTCTTTAGCTAAAGGGTTTGCTAAAGCAGAACAGTCTGCTCAAAAGATAGCAAAAACAATTGATGCTTTTGAGAATCCTTTTGCAAAATCATTTCAAGCTAATGCCAACAAAATAAACGATAAAATATTAAGAGATATCAACAAGGGAGCTATGACTTCTTCTAATCTTAGGGATAACGAAAGAAGAATCAATGCTCTCTCTGACTATGTAAATCAAATAGTTAAGCTAGATAAAATAGAAGGAAAAACTAGAACAAGATATTCTAAGGTTGAAGATAAGTTGGGAGGCATGTCTAATCTTGTTACACAAGAAAGAGCTGACTCCATAGTATCTAACCTATCTGACAAACTTAAATCTGCAAAGCACTCAACTGTAGATGGAACTACAAAAGCATTAAGGTTATTTAATACAGAGTTAGGAAATACTGAAGTCAAAGCAAGAGGATTAGGAAAGCTTGATAATTTAATTAATAGATTTACTGAGGTTTAGCATGAATTTAGAAAATTATATAGTCGAGCTAGAGATGCTAAATCTATTATTCTTAAAAAAACTTATTAGCGAAAAAGAATATGAAAAAATAAAGCTGAAACTGCGTAAAATATACACAAATTAGCTGACCTTTTTTATTGGTTGCGGTAAAATAAATGCAGAGAAATAGGAGGTTAAGCCATGTCAAACAACGTTGAAATTATAAAAGCAAATCCTTTAGTAACTAGAAGAAATGATAATAGTGGTTCTTTATCGAGGAGAGTAGCAGCATATTGTCGTGTTAGTTCCGATAGTGATGATCAAAAAAATAGCTATGATTCTCAAGTTCGTCATTATAGAGAGTATATATCACAGCACCAAGATTGGATTTTGGTTGACATTTATGCTGATGAAGGGATTTCAGGAACTCAAGTTGGAAAAAGACAAGATTTTCAAAGATTGATTTCAGATTGCCTTGATGGAAAAATAGACTATATCATTACCAAAGCCATTGCTCGCTTTGCTAGAAATACATTAGATACTCTCAAATATGTTCGTTTGCTCAAAGATAAACAAATTGGTGTGTTTTTCGAAGAAGAAAATATTGATACTTTAACTATGGATGGTGAGTTACTATTGACGATATTAAGTTCAGTGGCTCAACAGGAAGTTGAAAATACATCTGCCCATGTTAAAAAGGGTTTAAAAATGAAGATGCAACGTGGAGAACTTATTGGTTTTCAAGGTTGTCTTGGTTATGACTATAATCAAGATACAAAGTCGATATCAATAAATGAAAAAGAAGCCAAGATAGTACGTTATATTTTTGAACGATACATTGATGGTATTAGGGGAAGGGCAATAGCTAGAGAACTTGATGAACTAGGTTATAAAACTCCGAGAGGTCTTGATCACTGGCAAGATACAACAGTTTTAGGAATTATTAAAAACGAGAAGTATAAAGGTGATATTCTAATGGGAAAAACTTTCACTGTTGACCCAATTAGTAAGAGACGTTTAATAAATTTCGGTGAAGAAGATAAATACTACATTAAAAATAATCATGATGCGATAATTAGTCCAGAAATTTTTACACAGGCGCAAGAAATTCGATTACGGAGATCAGGAAACAAAAAAACCATAGCAAATACAAAAGGTAAACGAGAAAGATATTCAAGAATGTACCCTTTTAGCAGTAGATTAGAATGTGGTTTTTGTGGTACTGTTCTGTCTAGAAGAAGTTGGCACTCTAGTTCAGAGTACAAAAAGATTATTTGGCACTGTACAACATCTATAAAGAGAGGTAAAAAGTATTGCACTCATAGTAAAGGAATAGAGGAAAAAGCAATAGAAAATGCTTTTTTACAGAGCTACCAACAGTTGTTTTATGAAAATAATAACTTAACTGAAGACTTTCTTGCAATTATAAAAGAAGAGCTTACTGATGATACCTTAAAAGTGGAGTTGAATAAGATAGTTAGTAAATTAAATTCGTTGTACAAAAAAGAAGAAAAATTAGTTTCAATGAATCTAGATGGAAAAATAAGTGATTCTGTATATGAAGATAAATTCAATCAAATACAAATTGAGAAAGAAAAACTTTTAGAAGAAAAAGTAAACTTAGAAGTAACTTTAAAATCAGAAGTTGATATAAAAAGTAGATTAGAGAATTTTAAAGAAATTTTAACTTCACAAAAGACTTTGACGGAGTTTGACAAGGACATTTTTGAAAGTATCGTTGAAAAAATAATAGTAGGCG